CCTCCAAATCAAGAATGGCATCACAGGTGATGAAATCTTCTATCCATCGGAAATCCTCACAGGTATCGAAGACAACCTCACACGAGATAACCACTTCTTGGGTCGTTTGCGCCACCTCGGCACAAAGGACATCACTATCCCTCGTGCATTGCTCGGTGACAACGAAGAAACCGAAAGAGCATATGGTCACAAGAAAGGCAAAGAGAAATCGATGCAAGTTGTCAACCTCACATCGAAAATGTTGCACTCGCAAGAAATTCTCAAAATCATCGAACTCAACTACGAAACCTTGCGTAAGGTTGACGGCACTATCGGCTTGATGAAATGGGTGATTGATGAACTCACAACTAACATCATCAACGAAATCGAAAGAGCTATCCTCATCGGTGATGGTCGTGATGCAAGCTCTGACCGCAAAATCTCATCTTTCGAGGTACTCGCAGAGGCAAAAGATGCAAACTACATCACATCTCTCACTGCTACCGACAACTTGCGCCTTGACATTCGCAAGGCTGTGAAAGCAGTCAAACATGAAGGCTCTCGCACATTGTTCATCAGCGGTGAAACTCTTGTGGCATTGCAACAATTCACTTATGCTTCAGGTGGCACAACTGCATTCACTGATATTGAGGTGTTGAAAAGAGAACTCGGTGTCGACAACATCGTTGAAAAAGACTACATCAACGAAGACAATGGTGTCCTCGCTATCGTGCTCAACGAAAAATACTACGGCATCGTGGGTGACACTGCTCCTGAACGCATCGAGGGTTACGACATCAAGAGAAACCAACAAAACATCGAAATGGTTGGTTTGTTCGGTGGCGGTTTGATTAAAGTTCACACTGCATCAGTTGTTAAACCTGCATAACATATGAGGCACGCAAGGCACTCACCAAAAATACTACTTTCGGATGAGGTTAGCCTTGCACCTCTTTTTGTCTAACAATTAAATTTATAGAAATATGGCACTCTGTGATATATTAATCGATGCGAATATTCAGGCATCATGCGACAACCCAATGTTCGGAGGTTACGAGCAAATCGGTTGGATTATCAACAAGTCGGATGTGGCAAACACTACCATCGAGGAAGGTGTTGTGTCTGCAATTTCGTTGAAGGAAGGAGCGAAAGCATACCAAATCCAGTCGACAGGTCAACAACCAACACCGACTACTCAAACCTTTGTAAAGGGCAATTTCGCAAACAAATGGAACAATGTTGTAACTATGACACTTCTCGACAATGGTGTTGATGCGTACAACAACGTGATTAAACCGATGGCATCGGGAGCGAAATTCGTGGTAATCCTCGAGCACTCACGCAAAAACGCAGACGGCACACCTTTATTCGAGGTATTAGGATTGAGCAAAGGCTTGACCTTGCAAGATGGCGCAAGCCGTGAAGAATACAATGAAGACTTGGGTGGCGGTTGGAACTTGCCACTTGAGGAAAATGGCGCACCAACACCATCGTATTTCATCACCGACAAATCATTGGTCGAAGGTCTTGAAACTCCTGCCGTATGACAAGCAGACTAACAATATTATCCGAGTTAATGGGGCGAGCAAACACTCGCTCTCTAACTACGGATGATAAGCAACAAATCAAACAACTCTCGCAAGAGTATAACATGCAATTTCGAGAAACCAAGTGCAATGAATGTTGGAAAGACCAAGTGAGATTGCTGATGTTGCACACACGAAAACTAATCAAGAAAGCCGAAAACAAATGATACACCAAAATATAGAACTTGCCGAATTTCAATCACTCGGCAACTTTTCAAAAAATATCGACAAAGACCTTCTATCAAGAGCTTTGGTCAACTGCGAAATTTCAATCCTTCAACGATGGATGGGGTTGAAGGCGGTTGCTCAATTCGATGATTATCCCGATACCATCAAGCAAATCATATATAAGGCTCTCGCATTACTCGCATCGGGTTGGGTAATGAAAAATAATGTGTATGTCAGTCGTGGCGGAGCAGTTGAAAAAAGAGATGCAGAGGTCAGTCGCAATCTAACATCGGCAGAACTCAACACTCAAGTGTCGCAGTTGCGCCTCGAGGCAAGAGAGTTGATGATACAAGCCGAGCAATTAGCCGATATGGAGGGGCTCTCTCTCTACGAATGGCGCAGAGAGGTAAATGTTTTGAATTTATGGTCACAATCTTTCTAATCGTATGCAAGAAAAAAACATTATAAACGGCATGCTCGCAGTTTTCTTGAGCGAGTTCTTTGCGTTCCTCACTCCACTCAAATGGCTTGCATTTTGTGGTATCATCCTTATCATCGCAGACCTTCGTTTCGGTGTAATGGCAAGCAAAAAGCGAGGCGAGATAATACGCACAAGTCGAGCAGTTAGAAGGAGCATCAACAAGCTCATCGATTATACCTGTTGGGTCTTGCTTGCTTGCGCACTGGAGCATACCTTTGCCGAACCATTCCACATACCACTATTGCCGACACTCGTAATGCTTGTTGTGTATGGGGTCGAGTTAAACTCAATCTTTGCAAATTATTTTGAATATAAAGACATCAACATACAAGTCAACATTTGGGGATTCATTAAGAAGAAGGTCGAAGGACTATTCGAGATAAAGGAGGTGAAGGATGATAAATGATAGATTAATCGCAGTAATTGCAGGGCACAGGGGACAAGGCACAGGCGCAGTCGGCATCATTGATGAGGCAGTTGAAAATGTCGAGATGCGCAATTTGATTTGTGAGGAGTTAGAGCAGAAAGGCACACCTTTTGTTACTGATAGCATAAAAGACACCCTCAACGAAATAGTCACAACCTTGCGAGCAATGCTCAAGAAATACGATATCGCTCTCGATATTCATTTTAATTCTTGTGGTGACCCAAGTGTCGGTGGCACGGAGGCGATAGTTCCAAACCGCTATACAAGTGATGAATGGCAGATTGCCGATGAATTGGTAACAACTACCTGCATGATACTCGGCACGAAAAATAGAGGAATTAAAACCGAGCAACAAACACCACATCAAAGGCTCGCAATGCTATCGAACTACGATGCTTGCAACATATTGCTCGAGATTTGCTTTGTCAACAATAAAACAGACATCGCATCCTACAAAAAACACAAAGGTGAATTGGCGAAAGCATATGCCGAAATCCTACATAAATGGTCAAGAAAATGAACGCAACACTCAACGATACTCCTGATTGGGCAAAGGTACTGATAGGCATTGTCATGATGGCGGTGATGATATTATTATCGCTACTCCTTACAGGTTGCAAGACCCAACAACCGACAATAGTTGAGAAGGTAGTGACCAACACCGAGTATGTCGACCGCCACCACTACGATAGCATCTTCAACGATAGAATTGTATATGTCGACAGGGGGAGCGATACGATTAAGACGTTTGAAAAGATTGTCGAATACCGCTATAAGGTATTGACTGATAGTGTCGAGGTGTTGAGGGTCGACAGTATTCCTTATGAGGTGCAAGTAATTGAGTATGTCGACAAGATGAACAACCACCAACGCACAATGTATTGGCTCGGATGGATTGCAGTGTTGATTGTCGGGTTGCGACTATTTTGGAAGGTGTACAAAAAAATAAAATAGCTCGGCAACCATGTGTTGAAGGAGTAATGGGAGCGAGGTGAAAACAAATCGCTCCTTGCAAAATAACTGACAATTTCTGTTAATTTCGCAAAAAATATCAAAAACTTGCTAATTTGCAAGAATTGGCAAAAATTATCCAAAATGAAAATAACAAAACACACACCACTGAACGAGGTAATTTATTTCATGACAGCCGAAAGATGGTCGCAAATAATTGACTTAGTCAGTGACCAAGATATAAGTCTGCAAGGGTGGCAGAGTATCAAGTTGTACACACTTGGCGAATTTATTGAGTTATCAAATGCACTCGAAAAAAAAGACCTCAATTTCATTATCGGCAAATATTTCACTCCTGCACGAAAATGGTATCAACGACCAAAGATGCCGACATTGTGGGAGATGGCGGTGCGATTAAAGTGGTTATTCAAGGAGTTTGAAGGCATCAGCAAAGAATTTAAAGAACTGCACATTAAACAAGATGCCGAAGAAATACAGGCTTGTCAAGGCATAAATTTTGTTAGCCCATATACCTCGATGATTAGTTTTGCAATGCACAAATTTAGATTGCATTCATACGAACAAGCAGGACAAGTGAAATTATATGAATATTTGTCCGAGAAAAAAATAGAGGTCGATGGTATCAAACACCAACGCAGTCTGCAAAAGATATATCAACAAAAACACCAACAAAAAAATCCGAAAAAATGATTAATTTCATCAAAGATGCAGTAACTGCCGTGAGCGGTATCAAGTCTTTCATCTACAACACTGACTATCGCAACAATTTCGACATTCAAGATGTCGAGTTTCCTTGTTGTGTTTTGACTCCGATAATGCGCACAAATTACGATTTGAAAAACATCATCCGTGAGAGCGCAGAATTGCAGTTGTCGGTTGTCGACATTGCGCCATACGAATACACAGGCGATGACCTATATGATATAAACAAGCGATGCTCCGACCTCGCTTTGCAAGTGATTGCAAATTTGCAAGTCAAATCTAAACTCGACAAGGAGTTGACATTTGAGTTTATTCTGCCGAGTGGTGATGAACTTATTAGTGGTGTGATGTGCAATTTGACCGCCACAATGAAACAAGGCTCTTGCAATGGCGCACCTTCGTATGTCGAGGTGGTGGTGCAACCTGTCAAGAGGGAGAGCATCACAACCAACGGCACACATACCATCACTCCAAGTAGCGGATTTAATGCGATGAGGGAGGTGGAGGTGGAGGTAATCGTGCCGACAACTGCACTTGCAACACTTGACAAAACAATTCTTGAAAATGGCGAATTTGAATTTTTACCTAATGATGGAGAGGCTTTTGATAAAGTCAAAATTAAAACAAATGTTACTATGGATATAATTGACAACCTGCTATCAAATAGAACTGATGCAAGTCTATCTGCAAATCAAGGTCGCATATTGAACAACAAGAAAGCAGAAAAAATTGTTATTATTAATCAAACAAATAATATTGTTGAAATTCAACCAAATGTATTGAATGTATGGGGTGAGATTGCAGAACTTACTATTACACTTGCAACTCCAACCGATACAAGTATAGTTAATGAATATATGGTGCAATTCGCAAGTGGGGAAACTGCGACTACATTAGTGTTACCCGACACAATTCAATGGTTGAGCGAGCCTACAGTTAACCCTAATGCGACTTACCAACTATCCGTTGTCAACAACTTAGCAGTTATAGGAGAGTTTAGCAATGAGTGAATTTAGGAGAAGGTTAATGTTGCAAGAAAACAAAAAGGTAAATCAATTTATTGCAACTTACAATGTTACCTCTACAAGTAGTGCAACAAGATTGCTCGGTGATATGTTTAATGTCAGTCAAATAAACAAAATGTATATTGATGATGTAGAGGTTGCGCTTACAAAATTATATACTTTCACAACAACAGGTGAACATAAAGTTAGAGGTGTGATGAATGATAATTTTACTTCTTGTGAAACAATGTTTCAATCGTGTCCTATCAAACATTTAGACTGCACCAATTTTGATACAAGTAAAGTAACAACAGTAAGTAAAATGTTTTATCAAAATAATCAAAGTGCTATCGGGGGGCTGACTGACTTAAACACAAGCAATGTTGAAAATTTTTCATCCATTTTAAATGCTTGTCAAAGCATGTACGGAATCGATATATCAAATTGGAATTTAAGCGGTAATTGTAGAGAAATGTTTTCTTATGCTATCAAGGCTTATAATATAATATCAAATGCCGATATTAGTAATGTTTTAAACTTTGATCATGCGTTTACATTATGTTTACAGTTGCAAAATATACCTAACTTTATAGGTTGGAAACAAGGAAACTTGTCTTTTCCTGATTCCGCAAACATATCATCTGTTAGCATCCATAACCTCATAAATAATGCAAAATCAGTAGCAGATGGAGCAACCGCAAGAACTCTAACCTTGAACGCAACCGCCAAAACAAAATGGCAAAATAGCCAATACTATGAAGCCGACCAAACAATGGCAACTGAAAAACTTATAACAATTCAATAACATGAAGCAATACATAAAAGATAACAAAGTAAAGTCCGCAAAAAGCATTATTATTCAAGCGGATGGTAAACAAATAATCAATCCAAGTGAAGAACAAATCCTTGCAGATGGCTGGGAGGAATATATACCTCCGACCTACGAGCCTACTCCAATAGACATTGAAGAGCAACGCAGACAAGCATACCAAGCAGAATGCGACCAATACTTAATTGCTTATCAAGGCTACTTGTTGGAGGGCAATGTAGAAAAAGCAGAGGAGCAAAAGGCTCTCTATTTGGCGAAAAAAGAAGAAATCCGCAAACGATTCGAACAAGATGCAACTCGATGAACTCAAAGACATACTCGACAAGATGGTGGCGGAGATGCGAGATAACCTTGCGAAAACAGGAACTAACGCAAGCGGTCGCACCTCTGCCTCTTTGCGAGTGGTGATGACCAACACAGGGGGTGAGATTTGGGGTAGAAAGTATTTTCGAGGTGTTGAGCAAGGTCGAGCAGGTGGTCGTATTCCTCGCAATTTCACATCTATTATCGAGCAATGGATAATCGACAAAGGGCTGACACCTTCGGCAATACCTTACAAGCGAAAACCTTCTGCAAAGTGGTCACCCAAATACACACCCGAGGAGCGAGGACTGCGACAAATGGCATCTGCTATTGCTCACACCATCGAAAAAAGTGGCACAAGCCTTTATCGCAGAGGTGGTCGCAAGGACATCTTTACAAATGTAATCGAGGAAAACAAAGCCGACATTTTGAAAGTCGCAAAAGAAATAATCACAACTAACCTATACGGCAAATACAATGGCACAAGCAAGTGAAGAATTGTTGATTAAAATTGACATCGTTGATTCCGATTCTGCCAATCGTATAAATGCGATTAGCGAGGAGTTAAACCACCTCAAAGTAACTCAAAAGGACTATGAGCAAGCGGTCAAAGAGGGCAAGCAATTGACCACCGAGCAAGGCAAAGAGTATGTGGCGGTCAAAGCACGCATTGCCGACCTAAACAAAGAACTCTCTGCACATACGAAGGCATTGCAGAAGGAAAATCAAGAGCAAGAAAAAAACAAAGATTCGCTCAACGCAATGCGCACGCAACTCAAAGCTCTCATCAAGGAGTATGACAACATGTCGAAGGCGGAGAGGGAGAGTGTCGAAATCGGTTATAAAAAACGAGCAGAAATCAATGCTTTGACTGACCAAATCAAGGAGCTCGAGGAAGGCACGCAGAGGTATCAACGCAATGTCGGCAACTACACAAATGCTATTCGTGATGCTCTCGGGTCAAGTGTGCCTGTTATTGGTAAGGTAAGTGGCGCGATGGATATGCTCAAGACATCAACTGGGTGGATTGGAATCGTTATTCAAGGAGCAGTTGCTCTCTTTGGTGCTCTATCGATGGCATTCAAGAGAACTGAAGGTAATGGTGACAAGCTCACAGGCTCGCTCGGCAAGCTCAAAGGTATATTTGTAGTGGTTCAACAAGCACTCGAGCCACTGACAAAAGGCATTGTCAATGGTTTTGTCGTTGCCATCGATAAAGCATTGCAAGCAGTTGGATGGTTGGGTGAAAAATTGCAACAATTCCTTCGTTTTATCGGGGCAGATGAATGGGCGAATAAACTCGAAACATTTGCAACCAAAACCGAGCAGATGGCAGAGGCATCGCAAGAACTCGCCATCGCAGAGGAGCAACTTGCACGCAAACAACGAGAGGCTCGAAAAACAATGCTCGAATACCAACGGCAAGCAGAATTGTTGCGCCAAACAAGGGATGATGCCACCAAGTCGGCAGAGGAGCAAGAGGAGGCAAACCGAAAACTGCTCGCACTTTTGCAAGAGCAAAAAAAGGTTGAAGGGGGCATTCAACAAGAGGCAATTCGTATTGCAAAAGAGAGAATTGCTATCTATGGCGAAACAACCGAAAATCTTGATGCTCTCGCAGAAGCGGAAACCGAATATGCCGATGTCATTGAACGCATCACAGGTCAATCATCAGAGGCGATAAAGTGGCAAAATGACCGCTTGGCGAAATACAAGGAGGAAATTGCGGTCATTGATGAGTTGATTGAGAAGGTCACAACCATTGACCCATATGCAGAACGAGCAAAACCAAAAATGGCGCAAGTTGATGAGGAGGAAGATGATAGCGATGTTGAAGATGTTGTTGATTCGTTGCTTGAAGCGAATGCTCGAAAACAAGAGATTTTGAATTTGCAAACATTCAAAGGCATTAACGAGCGAACACGATTGCAACTTGAGGCTCTTGACATTGAGAGAGCTCGAATGATTGCAAGTGGCGAAGATGCCGTTGCGGTCGAAGAGAAATATTCTCATGAGAGAAGAAAGATATTAAAAGGAGAATATCAAGACAAAATAGCTCTCGTTAATGCATACACGCAAGCCTCACAAACATCTGCATTAAGTGTCATCGATGCTATTGAAGATGTTGCAAAAGCTAATGGCGCAAGCGAGGAGTATATGAAGAAACTCGCAGCTGCTAAAATAGCAATCAACACCGCCACAGCTATCGCACAAGGTGTCAGTGGAGCAATGGCAGTTGGGTTTCCTGCTAACATTCCTGCAATTCTTGCAACTATCACAGCAGTTATCAGTGGTATTGCACAAGCGAAATCGGCACTCTCACAAGCTAATGTTCCGAAATTCGCACAAGGTGGTCTTGTACAAGGCGAAGGCACTGCGACAAGTGATTCAATACCTGCAATGCTCTCGAATGGTGAAAGTGTGATGACTGCAAGAGCAACATCGGCATATAGTGGCATCCTTTCTGCACTCAACACATCGGTGGGTGGTGCTCCTATTGGAGAATCGACCAAAACGAAAGGCACACAACAACTGATGCAACAATTCGCAGATGCAGTTGCTAACACACCAATATACACCGCAGTGACCGACATCAACGAAGGACAAGCAAGGGTGGCAAAAATAGTGGACAATTCAAACTACTAACATATGAGAGAAATATCATTCAACAATAGCGGATATGTCGGCACAATCCGCACAAGTGACAACATATGCTCTGCTTATGGTAACAACACCCTCGAGGTAGAATTCAGTGGCACAATACCAAGCAATGCGACTATTGAGGTCGAAGGCACAACACTATCATTTACTTTGCCTGTAAGAAATAGCAAGGCACTATTTTCGCTCAATTGGTTTCGCTACTATGCGCCATCACATGGGGTCGAACCCCTCGAGTTGTCACTCTATGCCGATGATGATTTGGTTGCAAGCATCGAATATCAACTAACAGCAGGGCGAGAAGAAATCGAACTGCCGACACGCACATTCACATTCAACGGCAGAACGATGAACGAGCGAGATTTCTTCCGAGTTGCGCCAACAGAGCGGACACGGCATTGGTCAAGTGTTGAGATGCTCGCTAACTATGAC